AAGGAGGTGTCGGGAGCCTTTAGTGTGTGCCAGTGGAGGTTGGTAGGGACTGGCTTGCCCGAGTCGGCCCAGTAGCCAAGCAAGCTCTCCAGTCCGGGTTCGAGGGCGAGGTAGAACACTTCGACTCCGGCGTCGACGAGGGTGCCGATGGCGTGGGTCTTGCCGGAGCCCGCGGGGCCCATAAGCATGCAATTGAATCCGGGGAGAGAGGACTTCGGTGGCGCGGCGTTTGCGGCGGCTGTTTGACTGGATGTGGTCATGGTTACTCCTTGATTACCAAAAGGCAAATGATGTTGAAGATGAGAATGGAAAGTACGGCGATCAGCATGGGGGCTCCTGTAAGTTGTCGAGTGCGGTGCGCAGTTGGTATTCCTGCAGCTTTAGGGAAAGAATGGTTGAGTTCACCTCTTTATGGGTTCGATCGGAGACAAAAGGCATACGCGACAAGGCACTCTTTAGGTTACTGCTCGCCCCGGTTGTAATGCGGAGGAGCCAAGCTAGGTCACGCTGTTGTTGCTGGAGGGGGGTTGACTGTTTCATGGCGAGTTATTAATAGACGTAGTTCGTAGGCGAGAACCTCCGGTGGAAGCTCCTCGAACGTATTGCGCCAAGGGGAGATGAACGAGCCACCTCCGTGCTTGCTGCAAAGTGTTGTCTGGGCAAACCAACCGGCGAGTCGCGAGTCCATGATCCTTGCCCAGACTTCCCCACACTGCGGACAGAAATGGGCGACGTTCTTGTGATGGACTTGCCAGTCCTCCCACCGGGGTATGGACTGGCTGGTGCCGAGGAGCTGGCTGCCTAGGAAGTAGAAGGCTGATGTCCCCATGAGGCCTCCCACTCGGCGACTGTCAACTCCCGGCGAGCCAGGGGATCCCAAACTCTTTGGGTGAAGTACATCGGCAACCATGCCTCAGGCTCGTTACTTTTGCAGACATTCACCATCGAGCAACCCCCGTACTCGGCGCAAGCGTGATCCAAGGAAAAGTCCCAGTACCCGGCCTCCCACATCGCAATCGCGCGCTTGATGTCGCGGTGCGTCTGGTCGAGCCAACGGTCAACTTCATAGGGGCTGCGGTAGGTGACGTGCTGGAGGTGGTCGTACTTCGTTTTGAGGATGGAGACACCACGGACCAAGGTCCCCTGGACGTTGAGCCCGACTTTATTCGCTGCCCATTGGTAGCCTGTGAACTGCGAACGCATCTCCCATTGCTTGCCCCAGCTGGCGCCCAAGCTCGAAGTGGTCTTCTCGTCAACCGCGTAGTTACCGCCGCAGAACTCCGCGATCATGTCGGCTCGGCCTGTGTAGAGGATGGGGTCGCCGGTAACGGGGTGAACGATGTCGAGAGGCTCGGCGAAGGAGAACTCGATAGCGAGCTTGCCACTTGGGAAGCGAACGGGCACTGCCGAAGCCCCGTCGAGCGGATAGTTGTCGAAGTAGAACTCCAGCGCCCCGGCCATACGGTTGGCTGACTTGGCGGAGTCCGCCGGGCAGTCGAAGTCACCGTAGGCAAGCAAGAGTGCTTGCAGGCCGTGGGCAACAGCATCCTCTTGACTTGCCCCTTGCTCATAGTAAGACTTGCGGGCTACCTCAATCCCCTTGGCGAAGGCCCCACCAGCGACGAGGTGGACGCTTTCCGACTTCGGTTTCCAATGCTGAACATAGGTGCGGAACATCTTTTGAGGGCAGCTGCGAAACGCACCGAGCATTGTGCTGTCGAAAGTATTTGGGAACATTGGCCTAGACATTTGAGATCTCCATTGTCAGGCACAGCAACGCATCCCTGCGGGCTTTAATCTCCATCATTTCCTCGTATGCTTCCGCTTGGACTCGCTGTTCCTTTGCCTTCAACTGCGCCAGCACCGGCTCCAGGCAGGCCTCGCGAGTGGGGAGGGTCACGTCGACTTCCCCGATTAACATCCCAGTAAAACCTTCGTAGGCAATCGGCTGCGGATAGAGGGAATAGCACCAGGTACTGGGCTCCTTGCCAAGGGCGACGGCTTCTTGACCTTCAGCGGAAAGATAAACGTACATAACTAACTCCTGTTAATAAACGCTACAGGAACGTAGCACACTGCCAACTCCGGGGAATGGGCAGCAGGCTAAGCTCACAGGCCTTCGAGTTCGCTAAGCAGATCGTCGCCGCTTGGCTTCGCCGCTTTAGCAGCGCGGTTGGTCTTGCTACCGCCAGTCGCGGGTGCGATCAGCGAGCGCCCAGCGCGGAGCACCTTGATCGCCTCCCGAGTCTCCTCGAGGGTTAGCGTCCCGGCTCGGGCCTTGGCTCGCCATTCCTCGACTTTTAGTTGAAGGTCTAGTTGGGTTGACATTGCTTGGTTCCTTTGGTAAATGTGGGGGTTATTGTCGGTGTATTATGTCGTTATAATCCCCCGGTGTCAATACAGTTATGAGAGAATCAGGCAACGCTTGGGGCGCGTGCAGCTTACGTACAGGCAGCGATAGGCCTCTTGCCGGTTCCTGTTCAAGAGAATATCCTGCCAGTAGACAAAGGCGGTATCGTAGGTACTGCCCTGTGCCCTGTGCGCGGTAATTGCATATGCGTACTTGAGTTGGTGAAACCCGTCCTTGAAGTCCCAGAAGTCCTTCCACTTCCGTGAGTTGCCCTTGGCGATAGCTGACAGCTCGTCGAGCTTTCGTTGGTAGTCACCGAACGCATCGGGATGCAAGACGCGGGCAATTACCGAGCGGTTATCGTCGAGGGTGATTGCAATGCGGTAGATTTTGAAGCTGCTGTACTTGGCGTGCCACTCTTCATCAACCCGAGTGACCTCGCCCTCGTCGTCGGTACTTGCCATCGGCTCATCATCGAGGTCACGAGCCGGGCCTGCAAATAGCACGCGGTCGCCAACCAGCCAAGGCAGTTGCGGGTAGTCGAAAATCGCGTTGCGAATGGCTTTGTTGAACTTGTCAACCTCGACATTCCGCCAAGCGATTACCTTGCTAGCGTTAGGCTGAGCGAAGTCCGGGGCGGTAGCCAGGATGCGCTGCATGAATGCCGGACCGTCGAGCTTCCAAATCCCTTCTTCGCCGTTGTTACTTGCAGTGAGCTTGATCGTTGGTGCGATCTTGTCAACCTGCCCGCGAAGGCGAGTGGCCAGCTCGAGGATCTGGTTGTCATGCCGCATTACCTTTAATAACTTGCTACCGACAGGTAGCTGCCAAATCGGCGAGGCCGCTTCCCCGACTGGAGGCAGCTGGGCAGCGTCTCCGAGGAAGAGGAACTTGATATGATACTTGTCCGCCGTCGTCTGGATGTGAGAGAAGAGCTGGGCGTTGACCATTGACCCTTCGTCGACGATAACAGCCCGGTACTGGGAAAGGTCGATTGGGTCCTCCGGAGCTTTTAACTCCTTGATTTCCCCGCTGGCTTCCAGCCGGAGTCCGAGTAGCGAGTAAATGGTTCGGCACTCCGGCTTGTAGTCGGCCTGCGTCACGCTTTCCCGGAGCACCTTCGTCGCCTTATTCGTTGGTGCAGTGAAGATGAATCGGCCCTTGGTCAGGTTCGTTAGCTCGCGAATGCAGAAGGTCTTACCCGTCCCCGCCGATCCGGAGAGAACGAAAAAGTTCCCTTCGCTCGACTTGAGGAAGCTGTCAATGGCAGCAAGGGCCTGCGCCTGCTCGTTATTCAGCTTCGTCATAATCGGGCTCCATGTTGTCGCAGGCTTCGCAGACCTTTTCGGCCAAGTCAAACAGAGCATCGACATGCCGAAGTGGCTGGCTGTTAGTCGGCACCGCCATGCACTGAAACATTTCATAGATCGAAGTCCCTTCGACAAAGATGTCCTCGATTTCGAAGTACGAGGGCTCCCCTTCGTGGCAGTCCTCCGGTGGGCCACTCGTCCGGCTAGGTTCACCTGGCTCATAGTTGCCCTCGACTTCCAGTTCGACTCCGAGGTAGGTGATTGATACTCGCATAATGTTAACTCCTTAGTTGCTAGTTGGCGAAAAGCCAGTTGAAAAATCTGCGCACCGCGTACCCACGAAGGATCGAGATGCCTGTGAAAAACGCGACGATACCGAGATCCTGCTCGTAGCTTGTCGCTATCCCATACCAAGGCATGATAAATGCCTGGGCTGCTAGTGATAACAGAAAGCCAGCTGCTGTCCCGGCGAGTACCTCGACCCAGGACTGTCGTAAGGTTTGCCCGAACTTGCTCGTTTTCATGTTACTTTGCGTTCCTTGCGAGCCAGATCCGCTTCAACCAGTCGCACGATGTAGCGCTGCCAAGCCCCGAAGGGCACCTTGCCTTCGAGTTCGCTGAAGAGTTCCAGCTCAACGCGAACAACTACCGACTGCGGCAGGCTGATGTTCTTTTCAATGGGTCGGTCAGTTTTCTTGGGGCGTGCCATGATTTACTTTCTCACAGAGGTCTGTGTCGGGGTTGTAGGAATAGCTTGCTGGACCAGTGATGCTCGCGCATTCCGCTTCCTTCTGGTCGCGATAGTCGCCGGAGCTGGCAAGCGCCCAGCAAGCTAGAATGCCGAGGGCGGCGAGCCAAGTTGGAATGGTTTTCATTATACTTGCCACTCCAAGTCGGTGACGAGTGAGTACCCTTTGCTAGCCGCGCAACGCTGGCACATCGGGATCTGGGCTGTGCGGATTGCCGTCTTGTTGGGAAGGCTTGCCAGCGCTGCTTCCTGGGCTGTCCAGCGGTTGGCATGGCTGGAATGACGATGACGTTGCTCGAGCATGAGGCCCTCAAACACTGTCGTGTGGAAGCCGCAGACGCAGACGTACCGCTTAAAGAGGGCGGTGTTGGCAACTGGCAGCCATTCCTTAGCTAACTCCCAGTTGCGAATACGAGTCTGGTCCTCAGTAGATAGCCCAAACCCGCCTTTGGCCTTGGCCCGGAGCTGCTTAACCGCTTCCGAGGTTTTTCTGTCGGCCATGGCTTCGCCTAAGAGGGCTTCGAGTTCGTCGAAACCTTCGTCGTCGTCTTGGGCATCTGGAGTTGGCTTGGGGTTAATAAGGGCTTCGAGTTCAGTGAAGTCCTCGTTACTCTCGCTAGCTTCGATATAGTCAATCATTAGTGTAGTCTCCGATTAAGTTAAGGGAACACGTTGCCACTTTATCCATTTAACGCAGCCGTAAAGTGGGAAAGTCTGCGGGGTTGCCCCTATGACGTGCGAGATGTGTTATTTTTCGCATTTCACCCGTGTATTATAAAATGGTAATCCGTGGGTGTCAACCAAGTTCTAACACCAGCGCCGCGTTACTTTCGGGACGGTCCATCCGACGAGCCACAAGTACTAACGCCCCACAAGCCGGAGACTAATCCACTTGTGGGGCGTTTTCGCCAGCACTACCTGCTGGCTGGGTGTGCTAGGAGGGTAGCCCTAGCAGACTTGTCAATTAACCCAACTCGCCCAAGAGGGCGTCGGTGTCGACCTTGCTAGCCTTCGAGACCTTCTCGCTTTCGAGGCGCTCGACAATCGGCTTGACCTTACCGGAGTTCCGCAGGGCAACCTTCTCGCCTTGTGTCTTGCCAGCCAAGAAGGCCTTGATCTGGTCACGCGTCTTACCTGTGAGTTCGCAAAGGGCACGGGCCAGGATCGAGGTGCCTGCCATGCCATTCGCTTCGCGTTTAACACCCCACTCGCCGTTATAGAGGCGGTCGATGAGTTCGTCAACTGCCAGCACGCAGTCGTCGGTGTCATCGAGCCCAGCAATTTCGTCACCCAACTTCTGCTCAGCGCCGTGCGCCGCGAACTTCGCCAGCATCGAGCCGGGGAGGGTGAATGTCCGGGTCTGTCCGTTACGGAAGTCCATACGCACCGAAACGGTACCGTCTGGCGTGATCGTGGATGTTTTCAGGAGCTTGCGCTTGCCTGCGAACTCAACGACGCGAGCATCTTCCATCGTAACAGTTTCAATCTGGGTTTCTTGTTTGGTAGCCATTTTCAATTTCCTTTGCCCACTCGGGGCGTTAGTAGCGCAGGCATTTAACGGGAACCGCTGATAGCGCGAAGGTGCTTGCTGGTATGCCTCATTGCGCGTCGGTTGAATGGATAATCGCTGATCGTCGGGAAGTTGTCAATAGCTAAAACGGTGTACTTCGCAATCCTGCATAAAAATCTTTCAGGGACTGGGTAGTTGCGTCGCTTGGCCGAGCCACCTCGACTGCATACGTGCGAATGTACACTGTATGCCGCCGACCGTCCGGCTTGCCCGGTTCGTAGACCTTGGTAAAGCGAATGTGCTTGTTAGCAGCCAGGAGTTGGAGCTCGCTACCGACTGGCTGGTACTGCTTGAGCCCTGCTCGCATTGCCCGTAGTTTGTGAAGTGTGCGATCCGCCTCGGCCTTGCTAAGCCCCGTTGCTACGACAACCAGCTCCTCCCGTTTGGCGAGCGATTCTTTCAGTTTGTTCTGCAGGAGAATTTCAACATTTCCTAGCAGCTTGGGTGTATGTGTTGGCATAGCTTGCTCCTAATTATTTCGCGCGCCATAACTGGCTGCCAGTGGTGTAACTTTCGGGGAAGCATCAGCTTCCGCCGGCGCATTAACTCGCTGCATAATCCGCTCCATCGAAGCTTCCGCGTTGTACTGGTCAACCGTCTTTGGCTCACGTCCGAGTTGGGCGAGCAGCCCCTTGGCTACCTCACCTGCGAGCTTGCGTTGAATCAACACGCCTTCCGGTGTTAGCAAGATTGCACAGTTGTTAATGGCGTCAGCCAGCGCCTGATCCGGCTCGCCTTTCCCGTTGCGAAAATGCTTAACAGCTCCATAGAGGGTGAAGCGAGTACGAACCGCCTCGGCTTTCGTAGCACATTTGATGAGCAGTCCATCTGGCGATTGATAGCCTGCTCGCCACGCCTCTTGCATTAGCGCCTTCTCGTTGCTCATTGTAATTCCTTGGGTTGTTAGTTGGGGTTGTCAGTTGGATAGCGTGGCCGGGTTGAAGCTAAGGACAACTCCCGTGGAAAACCGGCCATTTGATATGTTCGGCGTAGTTGGTGCAGTTGTCAATTGGAAAGTTGGGAGTAGTTGGCGCTATTTACCGCTATTGTCGGTTGGTCTATTTAATCCGTTGTCGCGGCATTTGATCGCTATTTACCGCTATTGTCGATTGACAATCTAACCCGTACCTTCCCCTCCCTTGCGCTGATAGCTTCCTTCTAATAAAAAAAAAATACGATAGGGAGGGACTATCGCGGGAGGGAGGAAGACACGGGTTAGATTTCCAATCGACAATAGCGAGCAATGGCACCAAAATACCACGACAACGGATTAAATAGCGGGTAATGATGCAAACGGGTTTAAACGACCGGGAATGACCCCGAACGATGAGCTGGTATGTTTGTATCAACCCCGACCGATAATCGACGCATGGGGTCATTCCGACCCGGCAAATGGCATTGCCATGCGACAAACCATACCGGATTGACGTCAATCAATGTCCGGTGGATTACAATCCAATAATCCCGAGGGGTTACACCTACCAACTATTACCGCACCAGCCTCCAATTATCATTATAGGTAAAACCTATCACCTCCGGCGTTGCCGATAGTTATTCCCTATTAGCTGGGCGAAAAAATACCCGCGCGATGGCGGGTAACTTTTGGTTAGTGGTGTCTGCTAGCTGTTAGCAGGTCAGAATGATGGCCGCAATGGTTAAAATGGCGAGTAGCATGGCGGTATCAACCCAATTCAGCCAGCATATCATCCGCGTCAACATCGTCGCTCGGCGTGCGCAATGTATCAATAATGGCCGCGACTTTCGGCGCAGCTCGCAATGCAGCACACTCGGACTTGGTTTTGCCTCCCAAAAACGCGCGCAATGCCTCTGGCGTTTTGTTGGGATACATGATGCACAGGGCACGGAACAACAACCCGCCACTTCCTGACGATCCGCCATCGCCGCGACCTTTGTTCCAGCTGCCTGATAACAGCCGTTCGTAAACCTCCCGAACAGCGTTGTACTTGTCGTCGATCGTGGCCGAACGTCCAGTGTCTGGGTTACGCGAAATGGCAGCAGCGTCAACCAATTTTTGCTTCAATCCGTGCAACGTCGCGGCTGCGATTATTTCCGGGGACAATTCCGATAGTTTGATGTGTAACCCGTTGCCATTGGAAAAGGTTAATAGAATGCCACTCTCGTCGGATGTGACAGTAATGGCTGGTGCGCGTGTTGTGTCTGTCATTTGGATACCTCATTGTGTAACGTTGTGTCGAACGGTATTGTCCGACGCATTCAGTATAGTCGCAATTGGTCCGACCGCCAATTGATTATTCCTATCGCCATCGCATACCCGATAGCCGGCTGCTCGTCGCGTTAGTTGGTACATGCCCAGCCCATTACCATACCCCCATAGGTATAACTCAGCCTGTCAACCGTTGACCTGCCCATAACCGAGGGGGGAGTGAGGGCCCTGCGCGCCGTTGGGTAGAGTGGAGGCGGTCAAAAATTTCAAAAAACACACTTTTCCGTTGTTCAGGTTCCGAGGTCAAAAATTTCAAAAACACCTCCATCAAAACACCCACGGATTTGCCCTCGCCGCTTGCTGCTACTCCTCCCGCTGGTTATTTCCTTGGATTACCCCTTAGCTTCAACCCGGCTCGTCGGATGCAGGTGCGGATGGACCGTCCCGAGCGCCGCGATGCGCTGGCAGTTAATCACCCCTGGATTAAGGAATAGTAATACCCCGACGTTATTCGCTCCGCCTTCCCCCGCGCAAGCGCTTGACAAACCCCCGACCAGCTCCTATAATCCCCCGAACAACCGAAAGACCTGACGTGGAAACCGCAACCCTTCCTGTAGAGTTCCGCAGAACGCAAAGCGCCCCCCTCGTGGGTACCGCTAGCGCTGCGAGCGCGCTGCTGCGGGTACGCTACTCCCACGACGCGATGATCGACCACCTTATCGAGAATCCGGGGATTTCGCAAGGGGAACTCGCGGCGATGTTCGGTTACACCGGAGCTTGGATTTCCCGGGTAATCAACTCCGACGCCTTTCTGGCTAGGCTGGCCGAGCGCAAGTCCGATCTCGTCGACCCCTCGATTGCCCTCACCCTGGATGAAAAGTTCCGCAGCCTCGCCGCGCAATCCCTGGACGTTATCCAAGAGAAGCTGTCCTTGACCAAGAACGTGGACACGGCGATGAAGGCCCTCGAGCTAAGCGCCAAGGCACTCGGCTACGGAGCTCGGCAGCAGAACCTCAATGTCCAGCAAAACTTCGTCGTGACAACGGCACTGGACGTGCGGCTATGACGATGAAGCTCACCAGTAAGCAGCTCGAGGCCCAGGAAGTCCTCGCGAGCGAGGCCACGCACTGCATGCTCTTCGGAGGTTCACGCAGCGGCAAGACCTTTTTGCTGGTCCGAAACACCTGCATGCGGGCGCTGAAGTCCCCAAATAGCCGCCACTGCATCTTGCGCTTTCGTTTCAACGCGGTCAAGGCCTCGGTAGTAATGGACACCTTCCCGAAGGTCATGAAGTTAGCCTTCCCCGGCATCAACTACACCCTTTCCAAGACGGACTGGTACGCGGAGTTCGAAAACGGTGCCCAGATCTGGTTCGGAGGTCTCGATGATAAAGAGCGGGCGGAAAAGATCCTCGGAATGGAGTTTGCGACGATTTATCTCAATGAAACGAGTCAGATTCCGAAGGCCAGTCGCGATATTGCGGTTACCCGGCTGGCGCAACAAGTAAATCAGGTCATCCACGGACTCGACCCGACAGTACTCAAGCCCCGGATGCTCTATGACTGCAACCCGCCGAGCAAGGCTCACTGGACTTATCGACTTTTCATCGAAAAGCGCGATCCCGAGACGAAAAAGGACCTCGCCAACCCCGCTGACTACGCTTACTTCAAGATAAACCCGCACGACAATGCCGAGAATATCTCGAAAAGCTACCTCGAGACGCTCGAAGGGCTGTCAACGAGGCTGCAAAAGCGCTTCCTCCGAGGCGAATTCGCGGAAGCGACACCAAATGCCCTTTTCAACGACGAGTTAATCGACAAGTGGCGGGTAACTGACGGTAAGCTCCCTGACATGGTGCGGATTGTTATCGCAGTTGACCCTTCTGGCGCGGGGGACATTGATAATGCAGACAATGACGCAATTGGTATTATGGTCGTCGGTCTTGGTACTGACGGCAATTGCTATGTCATGGAGGATTTGACCGTTAAAGCGGGTCCAGCGACTTGGGGACGGATCGTGACGAACGCCTACGACAGGCACGAGGCTGACGCCGTGGTCGGGGAGATCAACTACGGCGGGGCGATGGTCCAGCATGTGATCCAAACAGCCCGCCCTCGGACGAACTTCCGCAAGGTCACCGCTACGCGCGGGAAAGTGGTCCGGGCTGAGCCGGTTTCGGCCTTGTATGAACAAGGCAAAGTGCGTCATGTCGGCTACTTGACTGACCTTGAGGATGAGTTGATGGCGTTCACAACGGGCGGATTCATGGGCGAAGTCTCCCCAAATCGGGCCGATGCACTGGTCTGGGCCGTTACAGAGCTTTTCCCAGGGGTTATCAAGCCCCGAAAGGCGAAGCCCGTTGAAGAGGTCGCCCCGCGTCGGTGCTTTGGCGACATGCGCAGCATTGCAGGTAACTGGATGGCACACTAATGAGTAACGAAGAGTTCCTGTCAATCATGCGCAAGCGGTTGGACCTGGCCATCGGCGCTTTGTCTGACTCCCGCGAGGATGAGTTAGACGACTTAAAGTTCGCCGCAGGCTCCCCTGACAATCAGTGGCAGTGGCCAGCCGATGTGCTCTCCACCCGCGGTTCGGTCCAAGGTCAGACCATCAACGCTCGCCCAACGCTCACGATCAACAAGCTCCCACAGCACGTCAAGCAAGTAACGAATGAACAGCGTCAGAACCGACCCAGTGGTAAGGTCATCCCTGCAGACAACCAAGCCGACTCCGAAGTGGCCAGCGTACTTGATGGAATGGTTCGCCATATCGAGTACATATCTGATGCAGACGTTGCCTACGACACAGCATGTGAGGCGCAAGTCACCTACGGGGAAGGCTACTTCCGGCTCCTGACTGAGTATTGTGACCCGGAGTCGTTCGATCAGGACATCAAGATCGGGCGCATCCGTAACAGCTTCTCCGTGTTCATGGACCCTGCGATGCAAGACCCCTGCGGGTCGGATGCTGAGTGGTGTTTCGTTACGAGTGAGTTGGTGAAGGATGAGTTCGAACGTCTGTACCCCGATGCCGTGCCACTTTCGTCCATCCAGCAGCAAGCGGTAGGCGACAAGTCCCTGTCGGCTTGGCTGAACAAGGAGACGGTTCGGATCGCTGACTACTATTACATCAAGCATGAGCCGCAAACGCTGAACATGTACCCCGGTGGTGTGTCCCTGATGGCGAACCACCCCGATGCTGCCCACATGACCGCTTTGGGTATCAAGCCCATCAAAACCCGGTCAGTTGACGTTCGTACTGTCATGCACTGCAAGACCAATGGGTATGAGAAGCTGGACGAGACGGTCTGGCCGGGTAAGTGGATACCTGTGATCCGTGTAATCGGGAACGAGTTTGAGGTTGAAGGTCGGTTGTACGTGTCGGGTCTGGTGCGCAACGCCAAAGATGCACAGCGTATGTACAACTACTGGGTGTCCCAAGAGGCTGAGATGCTCGCCCTTGCCCCCAAGGCACCGTTTATCGGGTATGGTGGGCAGTTCGAGGGGTATGAGGCTCAGTGGAAGACAGCCAATACTTCTAATTGGCCCTATCTGGAGGTCAATCCTGACGTTACGGACGGTCAAGGTGGTCCACTGCCTCTACCACAGCGCAGCCAGCCTCCAATGGCGTCCAGCGGCCTCTTGCAGGCCAAAGGTGGTGCGTCTGATGACATCAAGAGCACGACGGGTCAGTATGACAGCAGCTTAGGCGCTACCAGTAATGAGCGTTCGGGCAAGGCGATCCTCGCGCGTGAAAAGCAGTCGGATACTGGAACCTATCACTACGTTGACAACCTCGCACGCTCCATCCGGTACTGCACCCGTCAGATCGTGGACCTGATCCCGAAGATTTACGATACGCGTCGGGTTGCCCGGATCATCGGAGTCGATGGTGAGACCGATCACGCCGAGATCGACCCTTCACAGGACGTTCCTGTCAAGAAGATCGTGGACGAGCAGGGCAACACGATCAAAAAGATTTACAACCCCGGAGTGGGTAAGTACGATGTCTGCGTGACCACTGGACCAAGCTACATGACCAAGCGTCAAGAGTCGCTGGAGTCCATGAGTCAGTTGCTGCAGGGTAATCCCGAACTGTGGGCTGTTGCTGGCGACCTGTTCATCAAGAATATGGACTGGCCGGGGGCACAGGAGATTGCGGAACGCTTCGCCAAGACCATTGACCCCAAGCTGCTCGCCAAGGAAGATGACCCTGCCCTACAGGCCGCGCAGAAGCAGATTGAGGGTATGGGGCAGGAACTTGACCAGATGCATCAGATGCTGCAAAACGTTCAGAAGTCGATGGAGCACCAGACCCTGAAAAACGACGAGTTCGCCAACGACATCCGGGCTTACGATGCTGAGACCAAACGTCTATCTGCTCTGGCAAACGCCGCGCAAGCCCCGTCTGCTGCCACTATTGACCCCGAGGTCGAGAGCGTCATGAAGCAGTACATCCGGCAGATTCTTGCTGAGGGGTTGCCAGAGCAAGAGGAATCGCAGGAACTTGAGCAGGGTGAGATGCACCAGATACAACCACAACAGATGCCACAAGATCCAATGTAAGAGGACAACATGCAATTACTGAACCCCTTGATCGACTCCAACTACCCGGCGCTTACCGTAGCCTATACCGGTACAGCAGGTGCCACTGCAGCCTACCCACCAGGTCCGCAGGGGGTTAGCGTGTTCTGCACGACTGCCGCCTACGTTGTTGTAGGCGAAGCTGTCACCGCGACTACCGCGAACGGGATTCCGATCCCTGCAAACATCTTGGTGAATCTGAAGGTTCCGCAGGGTACGGGCGCGCCGTGGCGTGTGAGTGCGATCCAAATCGCCTCCGAGGGGGATCTTTACGTGAAACCAATCAATATTGAATGACAATAACTGTACTGGCGCAATCACCAGGGATTCTCAGGAATCGAAAATGGACGAGTTAGAAGTAGTAGCGGTTGAACCCGCGTCGGAACAGGTAGCCACGGCGGCCACACCTGAACCTGTAGTCGAAACGCCGGGAGAGCAGGTAGAGGCACCCAAGACCTTCACACAAGAGGAACTGGATGCGGCTATCAGCAAGAGGCTTGCGAGAGAGCAACGGAAATGGGATCGAGAGCGTCAGGCTGTACCGCCACAAGCGGCAGTTGTCAATCCGCAGATCGACCAGTTTGAGTCCCCTGAGGCGTACGCGGAAGCACTCGCTTATCGGAGGGCGGAAGAACTGATCGCCCAGCGGGAATTGCAGCGTCACCAGACTGAAGTTGTCGAAGCGTATCACGATAGAGAGGAAGAGGTCCGGGCAAAGTACACTGATTTCGATCAAGTGGCTTACAACCCGAACTTGCGAATCACTACTGAGATGGCGCAGACGATCCAATCGTCGGACATCGGACCTGAGTTGGCATACCACTTGGGCACGAACCCGAAGGAAGCGGAACGTATCTCACGGCTGACACCACTCGCGCAGGCTAGAGAAATTGGGCGGATTGAAGCTAAATTGATAGCAGAACCCGTCACGAAAAAGGTATCGAGCGCACCAGCGCCTATCGCGCCAGTTGTCCCGAGAAGCATCGGAACACCGACGTATGACACGACTGACCCACGGTCAATCAAAACGATGTCAACGTCTGAGTGGATCGCTGCTGACCGGGCACGGCAACGTAAGCTGCTTGAGGCTCGTAATCGCTAACTACTTTTGAAAGAAAACCATGGCAAACAGTATCCTAACGATCGACATGATCACGCGCAAGGCTCTCGAAATCCTCGAGAATAACCTTGTCCTTACCCGCAACGTGAACCGTCAGTACGACGACTCCTTCGCAGTCGAAGGTGCCAAGATCGGCTCCACACTGCGCATCCGCAAACCGGACCGTGCGCTTGTCACTGATGGTGCAGCCCTGCAGGTGCAGGATGAGAACCAGCAGTACACCACGCTGACCGTTTCCAGTCAGAAACACATTGGCCTGAACTTCACGTCGGCTGAGTTGACCATGCAATTGGACGACTTCGCTGAACTGATCCTCAAGCCTCGCGTGTCTCAATTGGCCGCGTCTGTTGATGCTGACGTTGCGAATGCTTACAAGAGCATTTATGGGTCGGTTGGAACTCCTGGGACTACCCCCGCAACCTCGCTGGTGCTGCTCCAAGCCCAACAAAAGTTGAACGAGATGGCTACTCCTATGTCCCCGCGTTACGCCACGGTTAACCCCGCTGCTAATGCTGGTCTGGTCGAAGGTATGAAGGGTTTCTTCAACCCAACGGGCACCATTTCCAAGCAGTTCGCTAACGGCATGATGTCAACTGGTGTTTTGGGTTACGACGAGATCAACATGTCTCAGTCCGTGGTCAACCACACTACGGGTACTTGGGGTACCACGATCACCAGCACCAGCACTGTCGCTACTCAGGGTCAGGCTACTCTGGACATCAGTTTCACAGGTTCCGGTAAGACGTGGAAACAAGGCGATGTGTTCACTATCGCTAACGTTTATGCGGTGAACCCGCAGACTCGTCAATCCACGGGTAGTCTGCAACAGTTCGTTGTTACCGCCGACCTGACTGCGACCACCACAGGTACTCTGGCAATCTCCCCAGCGATCTACACCGCTGCGCATGCACTGGCTACAGTGGACTCGTTTCCCGCCGCCACAGCCGCTGTGACGATGTTGGGTACTGCTACGACAGGTTACGCGCAGAACTTGATTTACCACAAGGACGCTATCACGTTGGCTACTGCCGATCTGTTGCTGCCCCAGGGTGTGGACATGGCCAGCCGTCAAGTGCACAACGGCATCTCGATGCGTATCGTGCGTCAGTACGACATCAACAATGACCGGATGCCTTGCCGTATCGACGTGCTCTATGGTTACTCGGTGATTCGCCCTGAAATGGCCTGCCGTATGTGGGGATAAGCAGATGGGGCTTCGGCCCTGTTTACCTCAAACTAACTTAATTAAGGAATAAATCATGGCTCTCCCTTCTATCGGTGGCGGTCGTCAACTCGGCGACGGTAATACAAACGAGGTGGTTCTGGGTACGCAGGCAGCACCTGCATCTCTGACATCAACCGCAACCCTGACTATCGCGCAGTTGGTTACAGGTATTGTTCTGGGCAACCCCGGTTCCAGTGCTGCGACCTACACGCTGCCTACAGTGGCCTTGACCGAGGCTCTGCTGGTCAATGCCAAGGTGGACAGTTCGTTCGACTTCTCAGTCATCAACGTTGATGGTTCCGGTTCCGGCGTCATCACGCTTGCGGTCGGAACGGGCTGGACCATCGTCGGCTTGGCAACCGTTGCAGCAACTGCGGGTACAACCCAGCGCTACCGCGCTCGGAAAACGGGTGTCGGTGCCTGGACCCTGTACACACTGGCCTAATCGAAACACCCGTGGGTTATGAATTAGTAACCCACGGGTGAATCTTCCACAAAGGAATCAAAATGGCAACTAACACAAAACCAGTCGGGGTCGCATTCTCCGATCCGCAGCTTGACGGGGCGATTATGGGCACGGCTACAGGTACTGCCGGTTTCTTCGGCACCACACCTGTGACCAAGCCCTCAACTGCGCTGACCACTACTGCCATCGCATCCCTGACCACAACTACGGTCTGTGCGATGACTACAACACAGTTGGCGACACTGCAAACCACAGTGAACACCATCTGCGCGACGTTGACAACTCTCGGCTTAAACGCCTAACGGTTCGGGGGCTTCGGTCCCCGAGTTCCAGCAAGTATATCCCTTGCCTATTGCCAAAAGTTCGGTATGATAACCGCAAAGGAACACAATGAGCACCACTGCAAATGACCTGATCAATGGATCGTTGCGACTCATCGGCATGCTGGCCGAGGGGGAGGTGCCATCGAGTGAGACATCCAACGATGCACTCACCGCCATGAACCAGATGATTGACTCGTGGAGTGCCGAACGACTCAGTGTCTTCACCACCCAAGATCAGACGTTCACATGGCCTGCCAACACGATCAGCAGAACACTCGGACCTTCTGGTAACTTTGTTGGTCTGCGTCCGGTCCAGCTTGACGACTCGACATACTTCCTCGATGCTACGACGGGCATCTCCTACGGCATCAAGATCATCAACCAGCAGCAGTACAACGGTATTGCAGTAAAGACGGTCACGAGCACCTACCCGCAAGTGATCTGGTTGAACCCAGAGATGCCTGATCTGGAGATGTTCATCTACCCAGTTCCCACCCGGGCGCTTGAGTGGCACTTCGTCAGTGTTCAGGAACTGAGTCAGCCTGCGGCGCTTGCCACAGTCCTGTCCTTCCCTCCGGGTTACCTGCGTGCCTTCCGGTACAACCTTGCCGTGGAACTGTCGTCTGAGTTTGGCATTGACCCGCCCAAGAACGTGGCACGAATCGCCATGGCCGCAAAGCGGGTCATCAAGCGGGTGAACAACCCTGATGACCTGATGAGTATCCCCTACTCGATTGTGGGCACTCGTCAGCGGTTCAATATTTTCGCGGGAAATTTTTAAGTGATCATCGCTCTTGATTATGATAAAACCTACACCGCTGATCCGGAGTTGTGGGAGGACTTCATCCACTCTGCCACGAATCGTGGGCACACCGTGAAGATCGTCACAATGCGTCATCCATCCGAACCTGTACCTGATATGTGCGTCGATGTGGTTTACACAAGTCGTATAGCCAAATCCAAGGTGTTCAGCGCTGACATTTGGATTGATGATAGCCCTCACTGGGTGTATCAGGACGCACTATGAAAACCCCGATCCTTGGCGCAAGTTACGTAGCGCGCAGTGTCAATGCGGCGGATAACCGCTGCGTGAACCTGTTCCCTGAAGTGATCCCTGAGGGTGGTAACACCACGGGGTTCCTGAATCGTTGTCCCGGCCTTCTGTACACCACCACAGTAGGGCTTGGGCCGATCCGCGGGATGTGGCAGTTCGGGGGTTTTGGGTACGTGGTCAGCGGTGCTTACCTGTACAGCATTACGATCGGTGGGGTAATCACTACCCTCGGTGCGATTGCCGGGACGGGCATGGTGTCCATGGCTGACAACGGTACGCAATTGTTTATTGCAGCCAACCCGCAGGGTTACATCTACAACAGCTCAACGCTGGCATTCGCTCAGATCACAGACACCGATTTTCCCGGTGCTGTGACCGTGACCTATTTGGACGGGTACTTCATCTTTGTTGAACCGAACAGTCAGAAGGTGTGGGTCACAAGTCTGCTCGATGGAACATCCATTGACCCGTTGGACTTCGCCAGTGCAGAAGGTGCGCCTGACAACCTGGTTGCTGGGTACGTAAACAACCGGGAACTGTGGTTGTTCGGGGTCAACAGCGTCGAGGTCTGGTATAACTCCGGTGGCGCTGACTTCCCTCTATCGCGCATCCAAGGGGCCAGCAACGAGCTTGGGTGTAGTTCCCCCTACTCGATAGCCAAGCTGGACAATTCGCTGTTCTGGCTTGGCCTGGACGCTCGTGGTGCGGGTATCGTTTATCGGGCTGTCGGGTACACAGGCAAGCGCATCTCCACTCACGCCATCGAGTACGCGATCCAAAGCTACTCGGACATCACCGATGCCATTGCCTTCACCTACCAGCAGGAGGGCCACTCGTTCTACGTGCTGACGTTCCCCACGGCTGACAAGACTTGGGTGTACGATGTGTCAACTGAGATGTGGCATGAGCGCGCAGGGTTCGTCGACGGTGAGTTCACCCGGCATCGCGCTCAGTGCCAGATGTTCTTCACTGGTGTGACCTTCGTAGGTGACTACGAGAATGGGAACATCTACACCTACTCGCTGAGTACCTACACCGACAATGCCGCAACGCAGAAGTATCTTAGATCGTGGAGGGCGATCCCTCCGGGTCAGAACAACCTGAACCGCAGTGCTCAGCACTCACTACAACTAAACTGCGAGTCTGGTGTGGGGCTGGATGGAACTGGTCAGGGGACTGACCCGCAGGTGCTGTTGCGCTGGTCTGACGATGGTGGTCACACTTGGAGCAATTACCATTCTGTTTCTCTGGGTCAAATCGGTGAGACTGGTCAGCGGGTGATCTGGCGCAGGCTTGGTATGACCCTCAAGCTGCGGGATCGCATCTACGAAATATCAGGTACTGACCCTACCAAGATCGTCATCATGGGTGCTGAGTTGCACGCAGGGGGTACCAATGCCTAACATCACAAGCATCCCCGCACCACGTGTCCCCTTCGTTGATGATCGGACAGGACTGATCTCGCGTGAGTGGTATCGGTTCATGCTGAACTTGTTCACGCTAACGGGTTCGGGTACAAGCGACCTGACCATCACCGACCTGGCTATTGCACCGAACCCAGTGGACCCATCCACAGTCCTCGGGTCTGCGATTGAACAGTCACAGCTTGCGTCGATCACTGCCCAATACTCGCAGTTCCTTGACATCGTTGGTGTGGCACCCGTTGCACAGGTACAGATGCCACTATTCGACGACCTGACCCCACGGGCAGAGCTTGGTACGATGGCAGCACAGAATGCCGCGAACGTCAACATCACAGGCGGGACCATTGCTGGCATCACGTTCGGTGGGTTCCCCGCTGGTACGGTGTCGCTGCCTAGCCTGTACTGGACAACCGACACAGCTACTGGGTTCTACCGGATCGGCCTGAACAACATTGGCTACTCGTACAACGGGACGAAGCTGCTGGACCTTGGTTCGGAGTTGCTGGCTATTACAGGCGGTCTGAGCGTTACCAAGCAGATCACATCGACGTTGGCAACGGGCACGGCACCGCTTGTGGTTGCCAGTACCACGAATGTTGCCAACCTGAACGCATCGTCATTGAACGGTGCGACGTTTGCAGCCCCCGGCCCGATTGGCGGGGGAACGCCTGATGCGGGGACGTTTACGAGCATCACGACTCCCGGCGGCGCGACCTTCCACACGACAAACACCGCGCTGACTAATGGTGCAGCTGCAGCTGCTGGTACGCTTTTAAATGCCCCGGCAGCAGGAAACCCTACGAAGTGGATCGGCATTAACGACAATGGAACAACCCGGTACATTCCGGCATGGTAAGGACTAAAAATGACTGTAACCGTTAAGGTACTCATCCCTGCAAAGATCGCTGAGTCGTCACAGACCACGCAGTACACGGCCACGAATGTGACCACGATCATCGACAAGTTCACTGCGACAAACTACAGCGCTGGTGCTGTCACCCTGAGCGTGAATCTGGTCACTAGCGGTGATACTGCAGGCAATCAGAATCTGGTGGTCAAAACTAAGTCGCTGGCTGCTGGTGAGACCTACACGTTCCCGGAGGTCGTGGGGCACTCGCTGGCACCTTCGGGATTTATCAGTACGATTGCCAGTGCTGCAACGTCTATCTCAATCCGGGCTTCTGGTCGTGAGGTCACATGATGGTAGTCAGACGCGCCATGATTGATGACCTGACGGCCTATGTAAGGCTTGCCCAGGCATTTCATACAGCTTCCCCTATGCGCGAGACTGCAAGTTTTGATGTGGAAGGTTACTCTGCTTTTTATGTCGATGCGCTTGAAAACCCATTAATGGCGCTATGGGTGGCGGAACTTGATGGTGCGGTCGTGGGCATTACAGGCGCGCTCTTTTACAGTCTGTATTTCAGCCCCTCCACAAAAATCGTACAGGAACTATGGTGGTGGCTCAACCCTGATGCAAGGGGTAGTGGCCTTGGTAAGCAAATGTTCTTGGCGATTGAAGACTGGGCCGTTGCACAAAAAGCCTCTGCTGTTTTTATGATTGCTCTCGAAAATACCGACTCGAAGACAATGAGTGCTGTGTACGAGCGTTTTGGTTATCGTCCTATCGAACGGACGTTTATGAAAGGGGTGCAATAATGGCTATCGGTACAGCAACAGCAATTTTAGGCGGTACGCTACTTGCGGGCGCTTACGGTGCGAATAGGGCCGCTGGGGCAGCCAGTGATGCCGCCGACAAACAGGTTGCCGCTGGTGATCGCTCCAATGCGCTCCAGAAGGAAATCTATGACCAGAACCGCCTTGATCAGACACCATGGCGTGAGGCTGGTGTCAATGCTCTTGGGCGGATGCAGGGGTTCGCAGCACCTGAGAACTTCTCATTCACCGCAGATGACTTTAACAACAACCGTGATCCCGGTTACGCTTTCCGAATGTCGGAGGGACTCAAGGCGCTTGACCGATCCGCCTCTGCACGTGGTGGTCTGCTATCCGGAGCGGCGCTCAAGGGGATCACCCGGTACGGGCAGGAAGCGGCATCTCAAGAGTATGGGAACGCCTACAACCGGGCACTGACCGGGTACAACGCGAACCGTGGCGCACAGGACACCCAGTACAACCGACTGGCATCCATGGCGGGCCTTGGACAGACTGCGATGGGGCAGACTCAGAACGCCGCACAGAACTATGCGACTAATGTGGGTAACACGTTCCAAGGTCAGGGCAACGCCATGGCTGCGAGTACGGTTGGGGGTGCCAATGCGATCACTGGGGGGATCAGTTCGGGCATCAATGCGATGAACAGCTACGCGATGATGAACCAGCTTAACAACTCATCGGGGTACAGCGGCGGCGGCTCGATATTGAACCCCACAGGGGCAAACCTGTACGGGGGGCAGACCTTCGGAACCAGTGGATGGGGGACACCATGATTGACGCATCAATTGCGCTCGGGGTCAAGTCTCCCCAAATCGAAGACCCGATGAACAGCTATGCCAAGCTGATGCAAATGCAGAACGCCCAGCAGCAGAATCAGTTGGGCATGATGCAGATGGATGAGTACAGACGTAAGGTCGAGGAACAGAACGCATTGCGTGGGTTGAATCCTGCTCATCCTGACTACCAGAACCAATTGATGCGTGTGTCGCCTACACAGGGTATTGCATACATGAAGGAACGGAATCTGGAGGCTACTTCGAAAAGCAACATTGGTAAGACAAAAGTCGAGACATATGCAGCCAGGGCGAAACTGGAAGAACAGGAACTCCGTAACGCACAATCGAACTCGTCCAACGAGAATTTACTCCGAGTCGGGAACCGCTTAAAAATGAGTGGTTTGTACGAACCTGAGGAAATTGCATCAATTGATCAACTGATACAACAAGTGAGTGGCTTACCGCCTGCTGCACGGGCAACAGCATTGGCTCAATTCGGCGCTTCCTCGTCTGACCTTAAACCTACCTTCCAGACCTTCAATATCCCCGGTGTCGGGGTTCAAACCGGTACCTTCGAACAAGGTCAATTCAAACCGGGAGTTCAGTACAAGGCGAGCGATGTTCTGTCCCCCGAAGCAGAGGCCCAGAAAAAACGAGTTGCCGTTGCGGGAAGGTCCGTCAACAACACGGTTGTCAAGCTACCCGAACAAGAGAAAGCATTCGAGTCGGAACTTGGCAAGAAACAGGCAGGTCGTGTTATCGACAGCAAAACTGCGGCTGAAGATGCGGCGCAGATCATGCGAACAAACCAGATCGGGCGTGACATACTTGCCTCTGGTGCGATCACAGGTACTGGTGCGAACTTCCTTGTAGGGTTGAATAACGCGCTGCAGCAAGCGGGGATTGATGCCGGATTTGAAGATGCTGCCGCGAACTCCCAAGCCTATGCAGCAGCAATGGGCGCGAACGTCGGGCGGATTATTAAGCAGTTCGGTGCAGGGACTGGATTGTCGGATGCCGATCGTCAGTATGCGGAGCAAATGGCTGGTGGTAAGATTAACCTTACAGAAAAAGCACTTAAACGCATCTTGGACATCAACGACAAGGCTGCAGGTGCTGTCATCGACGCCCACAATAAGGATGTTGCGCAGATTAAGACGAACATCCCGCTTACCGTAACTCGTCCACCTTCCGGGGGTCGTGCGGCTCCACCCCCAGCGGCAAATCAAATACCGGCTGGGCGAACAGTGGCTCCGATGGCCGCAAAAACTGTAACTCGTACCGGCGTATCTAACGGTCGTAAGGTTGTTCAGTACAGCGATGGGAGTATAGAGTATGCCAATTGATGCAAGTGCTGTCAAGTGGGATGAGCCCACTCCTGATATTAACTCTATCCAGTGGGATACTCCTGCTGTTTCTCCGACGGATTATCAATTCATAATCCCGGCGGGAAATGCCGCAGAAAGTCCCGGACTCTTGACAATGTTTGGACGACGCGCAGCTTCGCTTGCGGATAATACCGTTGGAGCCTTACTCCCAGCAGCTGCGCAGCAAGTAATCTACCCACTGGCAAGAGCCAATTTCCAATCCCCAGAGTCTGCTACTGCTTCTACCCGCCGCATAGTCGGAGCCGTTGACCAGCCCTTCGGAAAGCTTTTCGGCGTCACTACAACTCCCGAGTATCAACAAGAGGGTAGCAGGCAAATACTCAACTTCATCGGAGAGAATTTCCAAAAGGGTGCGAAGTGGGTAGCCGGTAAGGCAGGACTTCCGGAGGCCGACGTTGCGAACATGCTCGGGACAATGACCTTTGCGGCCCCCGCAGCAGTTCGTGGGACGACTAACGCGCTCAAAACTGTCAAGCAAGCGCTAGCGCCTACGATTGATAATGTCAAGGTCGGCCTGCGTGCTCCCTTTGAAAAGTCCCTGCAGGCTGCTCGGGAAAAGGCCTCTGCAGCCGACTACGCCCGTGGGCCGCAGCTCGACGCAATCGCGGATGCCAAGCGTTTGAAGATTGCCCTCAATCCGGTAGATGTGCAGTCAACCGCAGGCACACGACTCACAACCGCGGCGGCAGGCGAAGCCGGCTCGCAGGCAATAGCGAAAGCAAACAGGAGTAATGTCAGGAACGTTATTCTAAACGAACTCGACTTACCACCGACTGCTCAACTCAACGGAGGAACTGCCTTCGAAGCCGCACGTGCTAAGGTCGCCGCCCCTTATGAGGAAATTGGTAAACTGCCAACTATCGTCGCTGACGATGCGGCGCGGGCTTCCCTGGAACAGCTCCGCCCGAGTGAGCACCTGATCGGCTCGGACACTTACTCCGCTCGGATAAACAACATCATCGACAGTGCACTGGACAAAACCGGCACCGGCCTGTCGGGAGCGCAGCTGCTCGAAAACATCAGCACACTCCGCAAACGCGCCAGGAAAACCTACAACAGCAAAACCGCCGACCTCGCTGCCCTTGATGTGGCCGACACGAATCTTGCCGTGGCCAGTGCCCTGGAAGGAATGATTGACTCCAACATTACGAACCCTAAGCTACTCGGAGAGTTTCGAACAGCTCGTCAGAAAATGGCTCGCACTTACGCCTATGAAGGAGCGACGGACTTCAACACCGGAGTGACGGACGTTAGCAAGCTAGCCCGAATAACTGCCAAAGACAATGCCATGACCGGGGACATCGCAGCCCTTGGTAGGATAGCTGGTAACTTTCCAGAGGCCTTTACGACTAAGGTCGCCTCCCCTTGGGCGAAAGTCCATTCGGTAGGCAGAACCGGTGCTATGGGTACGCTCGGCGGTATGGTTGGGTATGGACTCGGAGGAGATTATGCAGGGGCCGCCGTAGGGTCGGTTTTAGGGGCCATTGGAGGGAAAATAGGGGAAAGGTATGCGGCTAATCGACTAGCCTCACCGGGGTATCAAGCTGGCTTAACCCTAAAAGATGCTCGGATTCCGGTGAACCAGATGGCCGCAGCGATGCAGCCTCCTATACCGCAGGATCGTGCACTTACCCTTTGGGAGCCAGAAGTGCTCGGACCCTCTGGGAAGGGTGGTGCCAGTAATCTGCGAATTATCGGGTACGACGAAAATGGAGTGCCCATCTACGCAGCCGATCCGGCTATGGGAAGCGCCTCGCAACGCTCTCGGCAGTCCGGCCCCTTCTATGATAGACCTGCTCCCTTCGCGCAGCGCAGTATTACTAATGAGGTTCCGCAGCAAGTCTATCGGGCGCAAAAGGGTGCGGAACTGGCGCAGGAGTTTAAAGCGCAAGCGGAACGGAAACCGATGGGGCGTGGTGCTGTGCTTGAGGTTGACCCAGTAACAGGAAAGATGACGGTCGGTGCGGAGGGGACAACTCGGATGACACCAAATATCCAACTGCTTGAAGATACCGGCAAGTCGGGTGTAACCGGGTCAGCTAAGTTGCGCGCACAAACCCCGTTCAACTTAACAGCCACTGAGAAGATCGCCCTTCGCCAATCCTTGCTGGAAGGTATGAAAACTGAGCCAGGTTCTCCGGTGCTGACAGCTTTATCTGACAAGAACATTGTTGGTAAGATGCAGGATCGTCAGTGGGTATCGGACACAGTTAAGAAACTCCGGCAGCAAGACGAGATGTTCGCTGCGCAAGCTGCCCGCGACCTCGACAAGCTCCGTGCCCAAGACAAGTCCTTCCAAGGTTTCGAAGCGCAGATGCGGTTGCAGAAAAAGGTTGAGGCAGCCGCTGCCGAACGCAGGTCACTAATTGACAAATTGGAGAGTATGGAGGAAACTCTAAGATCTCGAAAAAATCATCTAGCGACCAGCTCCGTGAACAACCTCACACCCTCCCCAACCCGGATCGAACTAAACAACATGGCGAGCAATCGCAAGTAAGGAAACGACATGGCCGCACTAATGCCCCAAGGTAAGCAACAATACTTCACTGCCGGGGGCATTCCCCTTGTCGGCGGGAAGGTGTACACATACGCTGCTGGAACCACGACACCACTGGCAACGTACACCACCGCTGCTGCGAGTACGCCGAATGCGAACCCGGTGATCCTTGACAGTCGTGGCGAGGCGTCGATATTCTTCAGTGCCGCGAACTACAAGATCGTGGTGAAGGACTCACTGGACTCCACGATCTGGACTCAGGATAATCTACCGGGTGACGCCGTTGCTACGGTTGTTGCAAACCTTGCAGCATCCACAGGATCGTCACTTGTCGGGCACATTGCCAGCGGTACTGGTTCTGCGGCTACGACTGTGCAGGCGAAGCTGCGTGAAAGTGTGAGTGTGAAGGACTTTGGCGCAGCCATCGGGGGTACTGCCGCCGCCAATACGGCTGCATTTAACCTCGCTATTACGGATTGCAAAACCAACGATAAAGCACTTGAAATCGTCGGTGGACCTTATGCGCTCACAGCAGGTGGAGTTGACTTTGCTGGGCAAGGCTTGCAGATCATTGGCGTGGGGCCTGCGATTCTTCAATTCGAGGGGACTGGTCGCGGCTTCGTCCTTAACGGGGGTACAGCAGGCTCCGGTATTGGTGAGATGTCGGTGGAGAACATTCTCATCATTGGTGGGCCAAACATCACTGACGGTTTTTACTCTACAGGTGTATGGCGGTCTACTTTCAAGAACATCGAAGTACGTGAGTGCAACAACAACGCCTTTGCCATTCTGCACGGGGTATCGAATCATTACGACTCGCTGAAATACTCAACAAATGTAGTTGCGCAAACAACCACCCCGACAAATGGACTTGTGCTGAACAACTCGGCGGCAGGCTATTACACAGCGGATTGCACTTTCACAAACACTGTCATGGAAGGGTTTCCCGGGCGCGGCATCTATGTTGTTGACGCTTCCGGTAATACCTTTGTCGGCGGAACATCGGAGTCCGTTTCTATTGGTGTCACAATAGCAACGGGTTGCCGGAGAAATCATTTCATCGGGCTCTGGTGCGAAGCAAACACGACTAGAGACCTGGAAATTAACTCGGTTGCCAATGCGTTTACCGATTGCTATGTTGGATCAAACACACCATCAGGAAACAATGTGGAGGTCACAACGGGACAGGGTACTGTGTTTCGCGGTGGCTTTGTTCGCATTGCCAATCTGCAAGTAACCTCACGTGATACTAGCTTTCTCGGTGTCGGATTCTCATCCGGACTTTCCGGGATCACAGGGACAGGAACCTACACCCGCCTTGGCTGCACAGCACTCGATGTAAATGCTAATGTTGTAGCCACTTACCCTGATGTCTTGGGGACGGTTAACAGCCTTACGTTCCCAGCTACTCAGGTGCCGTCTAGTAACGTCAACACACTCGATGATTATCAAGAAGGGACGTTTACCCCGGTGCTTACACCTGCTGGTGGGACGATCACACCAAACGCCTCATATACGGGCGGTCGCTACACCAAGATTGGCAACTTAGTTACGGTGAATGGTTGTGTTTATGTCACCAGCGTAGCAGCCCCAACGGGTGCGCTCTCGATAACTGGTCTCCCATTCGTATCGAAAGCCGGGACAACTGAGTATCGAGCAGGGTCAATCTTCGCAACAGATTTGAACGCAACTGCTACTCAGCCGCTCATGCTGGCCATGACACCATCAAGCGCAACTCTCAATCTTGCCAAACTTGTTAGCGGTGTACAAACAGCAATGGCACCGGAGGTCAAAGCCGGATCTGATATTCGATTTTCAATCACCTATCAAACTGACGAGATTTGATGTGATACCCCTATGACCAACACCTTACGCGCACTTCTATGGTTGGACATCAAAATCCTGTGGGTTGTGACGTTCGGGCGCTCACTCCCCGGCGAGACCATTTCAGCCGCCGCTTGGAGCCTTGAGGGTGACGGCAAATGGCAATGGCAGCGTCATCTTTATAAAAAGGAGTAGCCGTGGTAGCAATGACAAAACAAGAGCGTGACGAGTTGGTGGCCGAAATCGCCGCTGCGGTAAGGTCGCGCCACTCGGATACTTTGCTGACGGACGAAGAATTAAGGTGGGTGCGTTTGGCCATCCAGAAGGAAGCGCAGAGCATTGAGCTGCGCAAGGCCATCATCGAAAAGTCACTCGCAGGGCTGGTTTGGATGTGCATCCTTGGCATCGGGTCAGTCTTTTTGTCGTGGGCCACGGCTCACGGGTTTAAGCCATGACACCCCAA